TCTTTATTAGGTACTAATACTTTTGAGATAACGTTCATATCATTGTCCTTACTGATTTTCATTCTGAGTACCTAGCATTGAGAGGTTCTGCGTAGCTAGTAACTTGCTCACTAATCTTTGGTAGATTATATTCTGCACAATATTTTAATAGTCGTATACCGACCTGTGGAATACTCTTGTTTGCAGTAGTTGCACCTGTAATTGTTTCTGTAATTAAAGACTTAATGTTATCTGGCTGTGCAGTAAGATCACATAGTATAACATTTCGATTATAATCATCTAACACACGATGTTCGACGCCTTCGTGATCTGTCCATTTTTGCAACATTATGTTGTTCCAAGAATAGCCTTTAGCATCGCGATCTGCAAATGCTTCACGTAGGCCTACTTTATTCTTTGTACCCTTTTCACGAACGCCTGGATATGCACTAAAGATGTTATCGCTAGTATCGCCCCGCATACATTTTTCAAATAGTAACCATGCAGGATCAGGTTCGGGTTTTGGCAGATTAGTTTTCTTATCAATAACACGCTTGCCCTTTTCGTCAAAGTAGCCTTCATGTGTAGTTGTAATCTGCATCACACCATTATATTGTTTTACATTAGGTGCAACTAGCTGTGCAAAGTCTCCGTCTGTACTAATGATTACATGGGTGTCTTCTGGATGACTTTGAATCCAGCCAGCAATCAAATCATCAGCTTCGAGTTGTGGATGTTGTAGGACAGTACAGTTGGTCTTGTTAGTAACAAAATCTTTAAACTGATCAAATGTTTCCCAAAACACTCGATCTTCTTCGGCCTCTCGGGGACTTTGAGCTGCCCTAGCTTCAGTACGTTGACGCTTATAGGGAGCGTAGAAATCCTTACGCCAGCTTCTCCCTTCTAAGAAGAAGATAACATGATTGCCATTAAAATCTCGCCATGCCTTGCGAACACTGCTTAGTACAGTAGAAATACTCATACCTACCTTATCTTCGAGACTGCCACGTACTACATGACGTGCTCTAAAGAAAGTGTTTGCTGTATCTACAAGGATATATGTTTTTGACATTAAAATACTTCCGACTTACCGTCGCCTAAATTGTTTACGTTAATAAATCCACTGCCTCTGCGATCCATATCAACACCTGATTCTGATCCAACTCCTCTGCAGAGTTCTTGGAACCATTGATCAACAACTGCTTCTTCTGTATCGCCTTTGTAGCCAGCTTCTTTTAACTGTAACACAAAGTATTCATTCCAGTCAAGCTCAAAAAATCCATTGCGGATGTTATCTTTGTTGACGTGTGTATCTAGAACAGCAACCCAAGGTTCTTTCTTTTCGGTGGCTAGTTCTTTTGGTCCTAGTTTAGCAAGACGTTCTGCTTCTTTGGCCTGTTCGGCTTGCTCGTGTGCTTCTTTGGCAATTCTTGTGGCACGTTCTGCATCTTCAACAGCTTTTCGTGTTTCTTCTTCGATTTTATCAATACCAAAAAGTTTTTTAATAATTTTATTCATTTGTCTTCCCCCACTTAATTTTTAACCAAATTCTTTCGTGAATATAATAATCAATACTAAGCAAAATGTGTAGTAATGTAGCGAATCCTGTTGCTGTAGCGATACTGCCTGTAAATAACCAAGTATAAAATATCGTAAATGACCAAGCAGTTATTCTATAACTGATCATTCTAGCAATGGTTCGTTTTTTTGTTTCCATTAAGTGCCCCACTCATTCTTGAACAATGGTACTTGTAGTCTATCGCTATACCGTAAGCCATTCTTCATAGCCATGTCTGCTACTGTTCGATTGTTTAGAGCATATACACTCTCCACACCGCCTACTGGCATTAGATAAACGTGTCCTTTAAATCCGGCAGCACGATATGCGGCAATGGCACATTCGGCATCTGCAAAGTCTTGCTCGGTAGCAATAACAAACTTGAGATAAGCGGTACCATAGTTTTCATAATCACAAACAACTTCGGGTTTAATAGCATCATCCCACGGTTCGCCACTGCAAGGCAGTTTAGCACTAACTGAGAATGTAATTTCTCTTTCGTCACTACCGAATGCCCAGTCTTTTAGATAGCTCTTAAAATCTTTTGTCAGACGCATTGTGCCGTTTGTCTCAAAAGTAATTTCTTTAAGATCTTTCATACAAGGCTGATTTAGAAGATCCGGATAAGCACGTTGCCATCCTAATAGCGGCTCTCCGCCGGTGATAACAAGATGCTCATCTCGCCATTCTTTGAACGGCAATGTATCAACTACAGCCTTAGCAAGACCTTCGGTTTCTACCATTGGGCTTAGTTCTTTAAATGCAGGATGCCAACTTGCATAACTGTCGCAGCCTGTAGATACTAAAGGAAGTTCTTTGTAATCTTTATATAGTTGAACGTTTTTTGCAACATTGTGTGCTTCTGTGCTCAGTTCGCCACGCGGCATACCAAATCCTTGACAGGTAAAATTGCAACCATATGTACGTAGAAATACAGACGGGACGCCCATGTAGCGTCCTTCACCTTGAATTGAATAAAATAATTCACTTACTTTAATTTTGCTCATATATGTTTGACCATTGTTTTAGTTTTTCGATCTTAGCAGCTTTTGCAGCTTCTAAGTGTTCTAACGATATTACATTCTTCTCTAGCATGATGTCAATCATTGCCAGCATATCGCCTAATTCTTCTTCAAGATGTTCTCGATTAGTTTTGGGTTTACCTGGCTTGAAGTTATCGATGCCAAATCGACTGATCTTACTCACTGCTTGAATTACTTCTGCACATTCTTCTTGTAGAATGTCCATTACTTCTTTTGTTTTACTATCCATTATTTGCTCTATCAGTTAGATATTTGTCGTTGTGAATCCATGTGTTCTTTACTAAGAATCCCCATTCCCTTTTTTGAGGTCCGGGCATAAACAGTGTCCAAGCAGTTACATTAGGATCGAGCTCGATACGATGATAACTGTTAGCACTTGAAGTACGAAAATGTCCGGCACCTCTCCAAGTGCAAGTTTCCGCAATCATTTTGCCCTTATTGTCAAATACAGGAGTCCATTCGTAATAGCCACCTTTAAGAATCAGTGTAGCGTAAGGCCATGGATGATCATGCACATCATCGGGATCTGATTTAAGGAACTTGTGAAGAAACACATTGAAGGGGAAACGCTTTCTATCTTTAAGAAACAGGTAGTAGCGTTCGAGATAAGGTTCGTCATTTTGTCTGTCCATTACAATTCGTTTGCGGCCTACACGTTCTAGAAAGTTTAGAAACCATTTCACTTAATCATCTCCAATAATTTATTTGCACTAAAGAATTGTTCCGTTAAATCAGCTGCCTGTTTGCGAACCTGTGGTACCCGTTTGTCATAATGCGTCATAGTAACAATAATGTGATGACATAGTTCTTGTCTATGTTGTAGATAACTATTCCAGTCTTTAGTCCATTCGCTAGGATACTTAAATCCTTCATAATACATTTCGGTGTAGCTTAGACGATCCGGCACCATTGGAATAGCATCTACCAATGCACCTTCGTAGCAGCTAATACCTAGTGTCTCTTGTAAGTTGGCACTGAACACAATCTTTGATTGACCTAGCAGTGTGTGATATTCTTGTTTTGTTAATCGAGTATCCTGACACACTATAAATTCATATTGTGGCAAGTATTCAGCCAAGTCACGGAAGATCTCAACCTGCTTCTCTGGTGCAATACGATGCGGAAATAAGATAAGATCACGCTTAGGCATATTTTTATATGCCGTTAACGTATTATCCATATATTCCATAGGCCATCCAGTACGGACTATTTGTTCGTCTTGCATGTAGCGCATTGCTCCGGTTCTAAAATCAATACCTAACAAATTTTCCATAAACATTTCAATATGGAATTTTGTAGCAAAATAGTTGTGATCAATAGCGTGAAAAAATGATTTTTCAGCATGTCTAACCCAAGGTGCATTACCAATGAGACGACCTAAGAAGTCTTGAGGATCATAACTACCGGCATGCCATAGTGCATGAATAGTTACAGGAATGCCGAGAAGCCCGGCCATGTACTTGAGATTGATGATACCAGGATGCCAAGCATCAGTAAAGATAAAGTGATCACCTGCGCGAATGGTTCCGTCGCAAAATAACCTACTGATCTGCTCCACCTGTGCTGACTTATAAATGTTGGTACCACCAAAATTAAGGAAAGCACCAGGAGTAGTGGCATTAGGAATATCTTCAGGCCCACATATAACTTGAACATTATGTCCTGCCTTTTTGAGTAGTTGAGGAACGTGCAATTTCCACTCGCCTGTATAGCGAGTGGAAACAGCCTCTAAATCAATTAGAAAAACGTTCGCCATTGTTTCGATTTTCGTAACGTGGGTTTTTGCCCTTGTAGCCCTCACGTGGCTTACCACGATTAGCGAAGTATCTATACTCTTGCGAGCGATACAAATCTGCAGGGTTAAAGTCCAAAAGATTGAAACGACAGTGGTCGTGCCATGCTTCCAGATCGTCGAAGATTTTAGAAACTTCCGGTTTCATGAAAAGAGTCTTTTGAATGTGTTTTGGCTGTGCCATTTTTAATATACCTAATTACAGGGTTGATGATAAAGGTTTGTACTCGACAATACCGTCGGACTCACCATCTTCCGATACTACAATTTCATAGTATCGATTTGATCCATAAGCTGGAATCAAATGCTTTTCCAAGATATCTGTTGCGATCATTTCGCAACTCTTGTGATTCATTTTACCGTCTTTAATGAAATCTTGCAATGCCCATTTGACAAGAAAGAATTCCAATTCACGGTCTAGATGTGTAACACTGATCTTAACTTCGACTTTGAACATATGACGATGTTCATTTTCGAGAAACTGAATGCGTGGATCAATAGACCCAGCATTAGGGTAAAAGTGAAACCCTTCAAATTCGGTGCGAATTTTAATATATGTATTTGTCATTTAATTACTTTGTCGTTTTTGTATGCATCCCAAGATGTAAACTTGGAACGATCTTGTAAATTGTGTAGGCTGTGTGACCATACACCTGGATTTGTAGCGTTAAAATCTTTGTCATCGATCTTAAGCATAGTATTGTAATTCCAAAGTTTAATGTAAGGAATAGGAACTCGAATCTGCGGAATAAAATTATTGTATTCGTTTAGGCCATTCTCGTGGAATTCTTCTGCAACATCGATAGGGATATCAAGACTGCATAGATATCCTTTTTCCAAAAAGAATTCAATCATTCCTTCCCAACGTGCCCAATCTAAATTATCTTTAGGATGAAAACTATGATTCGCTCCAAAGAAGATATGAGTGCATCCTTGCAGATTTAATGCAATATCTTCTTTGGATTGGACTCCTGTAACGAACAAAGTATTTTGTCCATATGCAGGAGTGTGTTCAATTTCAACCCCAGTAAAAAATACTACACCTTCACTGGAACCATTATCGTAATCTCGTTTCATGTTATTAGTATAGCAGAATTATACAGAAAGTCAAGAACTTTTGACTTTCTTTGTACGAGTTGTTGATTTTGCTTTAACATTTGATTTAATTTGGCTTAACTCGTATGAGTTAATTGCTTCTCGGACATCACGCATTAATGCTTCGTCATCCCAAATTAATTCGGTGCGACCATCTTCAAATGTCTTTACCGTTAAGTGACTGCCTTGATTAATTTTGGGCCAACTTTCACTTGCTACATTTATAGATAGTTCTTTAATTTTCTTTTTACCTGTTGCCATATTATTCCTTAAAGTATTTTTCCATTACTTCTAGTTTGTCCATATATTCGGAAATCTGATTTACTTCTTTTTCAATAGCATCCATTAAGTCAGTGTGGTCATGTAGTGCCATGGGATTGCTTAACATGATATCTACATTCATCTTATGCTTGAGAATGTGTGCTTCGAAGTGTTGTTTTAATACGCCAATAATTTCTTTTCTCATTTTTATTCTTCCGGTTTAGGATTATCTACACTCCAGGGCCAACTAGTTTTTGGATCGGGTCGTGATTTAAGTTTTACATTTTCTTCAATAACATCGCCAGTGAACTCGTCACATAGACTTACTTGATATGGTGCTATAATGTGTACCGCAGTGTCTTCTTCTTGCCAATCGTGCTCGCCATCAAACAACCAACTAGCACCACCTTCGTAGTACAGTTCTTTTAGTTCTTGTTGTTCCATTTCTTTGATGTCGTCACTGAATTCCCATTCAACGCTACAACTATCATCAAATTCGCAACCCCAACCGCAGTCTGCTCGAGCATAGGCAACATCATCACCTTCCCAGGGAAGATTGCAGTCCAAGTCACCTTCCACAAAGCCTTGACCCCAACGATATGTTTCGTCGATGTTAAACCAGCTGATACTACCATCTGGATTATTACGATACATTTCTACATGATAGACAATACTTTTTTTATGCAAGGGTTTAATTACATATACTTGACTCATTCTGCATCTTCCATTTTACCTTCTTCGAGCTCTCGAAGTTTATCATCATCTGGATTGGCTAAATCAATCTCTTCAGATTTAGTGACTTCTTCAATTTCGAATAGGTTGTTAAATTTATTTTGAGCAGGACCGCCTTGTAGTCGAGCACCTTCTAGACTGCGTAGGAAAGGTCCAGCTTGTTCGATCATTGCAAATGCATCTGTTTTGGTAGTAGTGTTGAATAAGTCCTCGACAAAACTGTTAAAGTATAGAATATTACGGGGAACCCAATCACTAAACTCATCGCTCATATCTTGAGCTTTAACCTTCTTCCATTGCTTCCAGGTTAGCTTGCCTTTAGATTTAGCAATCTCAATGTCCATTAATTGTTGAGCTCGTTGTACAGCAACAATGTGACATTCGACATTATGTCCCATCATTAATGCATAGGCAAAGCTGTCCCAACTTGTTCTATTTGGAATCTTACCTAACTTGTTAAGTCTGGGCACAACATGGTAGTGATCAGGATTCAAATGATCGAACTCAATCTTTCCACCGCGAGGTCCGACTCCTAACTCTGCATCAGTCTTACGCTTACCTAAATCGTAGTAGGCGATGTCTGCCATTGTTAGTCTTCGACCGATTGACGATTCGAATGGGAACGGGATGTCTGATCCTGAAAGTGCTTTGTTATCTGGGGCTTTGTCCATAATAACACTCCACCTTTTTGGCGTGTGGACTGCGTTTGTGTAGACGAGTCCGTGCGCTGTTGCGATAAACGGTGAGGCGCAGTCAAAAGATATGGTAAGCTCTTCATTGATATGTTTCCTAATTTGTCGTTGAATTAAAGTTAAGTAACAACTCCAGTCAAGTTGCGCTGTACCCAAGAAGTGGATCCAGTTTTTGCCCTTCAGCAAACCATCTTCTCTCATAGTCATTAGACGTTTAAGAGTAATATCCATCTTGCACATGTTGGCACCACCAAAGGCCCAACCTTCTGCTTCGCGACCTGCATACTTACCTTTAGGGTCGCTAAATTCTTTTACACCATTATACCACTTTTCAGCAGTTTCCCAGTCACTGCCTTGTAGAACGTTAAGCCATTTAGTTTGACCTAATCTGTTCATTAAAAAGTAATCATTGTTATATCGAGTCTTATCTAGACAGTCTTCAAAAGTTTTCAAGCCAGTTTTAGGACTGTGAATATGATCGCAGGCCCAAGTAGGAACGTCCAACATCATTGACCAATCGGCAGTGACCTCCAACCATTCTAGAATCTTTTGACGAGTCTTTGTGGCTTCCTTGCCTTCAAAGTCTAGCCAATCAAACTTAAGAACACCTTTACCGATCTGGTATCCACCTGAGTCACCTAAGATCATTGTGTTATTACGATCTCGTTGTTGAATCATAGACTCTTGTTCTAAGCTCTTAGTAAGATCTAGCTGTGCATGACCTGCAGAGTACAGACCGTATTTGTAGGTAAAGTAACCTTCTTCAGGATTTAAAAAGTTCATACCTTCGATACCGCGATCAAATCCTTTAGGAATACGATCCTTAGGTACGAATTCACCTAGACGTTGTTTAGCAACATAGGTGCTGTAGAAACTACTAATAGCTGGCAAATATACCGCATAGTCTTTCTGTAATGGTGTTAAATTAACTTGTTGTTTGCTCATCTTTGCTCAATATTATTGTTGCTTTTAGTTGCTCCGCGGCACGTTTCATATTCTCGTATGCTGCTTTTACAGCAGGATGATTATTAGCCATCTTTTGTAATTCTGCCTCTTCCGCCATCTTGCTCATTGCCCAAGCAATGGCAGCATTGGCGCTACCTGTAAGGTCAATATTAACAGGCGACGAAGCCAATATCAACCAAGCAGTTCCGTCATAGACTTCTAGTTGGTTGTTATTGTAGCGTACCATACCAACCATACCTTTGTTGTTATAGTTGCTAACGTAGGGACCGGAGGGGTTCCCGTTAGTTACTGCAATATAGGAGCCGCCGTTAATACTTGTTATCATGTCTGTGCAGGAATGATGTACTTGTAGGTAGCAAGACCGCTATCAAGAGTGATCTGCAGAGCACCTTCGTTGCTTAAACTCATCATAGTATTGTTAACATCTGATGCTTTAAGAATCGCAAGTACGGGAGCAACTGGCCAGGTCCAACCTTTATTTAGGTTGCCAGTAACACCTGTAGCAAAAATAAATTCACCACCGTGGCTTGCTTGGTCACCGAAGGTAAACTTCAATTTGTCACCATCTGTCTTAGCCAAGAAAGTTGTGTGCTCATTGTTAGCGGCTGCTTGGAACGCAAATCTTTGCACACTGGCCAGGCTTGGAGCAACTTCAACGTCCCATTTGACACCACGGAATTTAACTGTCTTTAACTTTTCGTTAATGATTTCAGTGTTCATAAAGCGGTAGTCGTTCTTAAAATCACCACCTTTGTTTTCAAAGTGTAGACCTGTTGGAATTTCTTCACCGTTGCGATCTTGCTTAACGACTTCAATTTTTGCGTCTTCTTTGTATTCTGGGCAATCTAACAAATACTTTAATTTGTTCATTTGCGGCATACCGAATACACCAGTCATATCTGCTTGCGGGCTAGCAGTTTCACCATACATAATAACTGTACGGTCATCAGCCATACTGTCAATAGTAGTCTTTTTGTCGTCGCCTGTGATTTTAACGATGTTCAGAAAGCCTAGGCTATGTGTGTGGCTAACGATATCTTGTAGAATGTCTTTCATAATAATTCCTTTTGTTTAGTTTATTTAGATTTGTGAGTAAAGTCAATGATTATTTTCAATCAAAGGAAAATAATTTGCCAAAGGTGTTGTCTTGGGTAGTTGATTCTAAATCCCAATCTAGCACACCAATGAGGTTGTCTAGCTTGTTGTTAATGATAGCAGTTTCCATTTCGCTGTGATCAAATGGAAGTTCTTGAAACCATTTAGGTAGTCTCATCTCATCAACTGGATAAGCAATAGATGTGTAACCTAACGGATTGTCTTTGACCTTACATACAATTACCTTCATTCCGTCTGTAATAGCCATCGAATACTTGTCACCGTTCATACGTTTGAGTGTATTCCAGTTAATGGCAGCACGGACATGTCCTGGCATATTAGCCTTACCTGCCTTAGCCTCTTTGGCCTGATACTCAGTAATGTTGTTAGCACGTTTAGGCGAACCTTTTTCCCAACCTGGACGGGCTTTGAACTCAGTTCGGAACGCACTGATCATTTCTAGAATCTCTTGTTCCTCTGCACCATTCAATACCTTAGTAAGAACTTCTTCTAGAAACTTCTGCATAAATTCCGGAGTATCACTACGCTTGAGATCTAAGCCCATAGCTTTAATCTTACCCGGCTTACCATCTAGATCTTGTCTCTTACCATCTTTGTCGTAATATAATACTGCGTAACGTTTCTTAGTAATGAATAGGCCTTTAACAGCAACAATTTCTCGACCACCTTTGATAACTTCACCACGACTCTTTGGGCAGTGAAATGCATCTAACATAAACTGCGGGAATGTTGCATTTACGTTTTCAGCAATTTGATCATACAACTGAATAACAACATCTCTATCCCAGGGGATTAGCTTCTTGTTAATGTCAGTCTTTAGCGTGTTATAAGCTGAGAAATAGCACGAGTCAGTATCACCGTATATAATGCTCTTACCAACGTGATCAAACTCACCAGTAATCATCTCGTTAACTTTACCAGCCATGTGTTTAGCAATCTGACGACCTACTAGAGTAGTTGACTGTCCGATGCGCTTGTCAAAGAATCTGCAACCAGGATTCAAAATAGCACCGTACAGACTGTTTAAGTTAATTTTCTTAACTAATTGACGCTTGTCCCAGTATTCTTCTTCAATTTTGTTACCTGCTTCGATAGCTGCCTTGAGCTTCTTTTGCATATCTTTACGTTCAGCATACCAGCGTTTTAACAGCCCGGGAATAATGCCTTCGTGTTCATAGGTAAAGATAGTACCGTTAGCACTCAACATCCAGGGTTGATTACTATCGAATATTAACTTGTACGCTTCAGCCGCACTCAGTATATCACTTTGACCGTTTTCCCAGTCAATGGTAATTTCAAATGCACGATCTTGACGCATAACTGCTTCATATTCCAAGCTACCAAACATACCTTCCCACGATGCCGCAAACGACTTCTTATGTACCATCATTTGTTCGTCAATGTGTTGGTCTGTTCTATCTTGACGCAACTGTCCAACAATAGTTTCCGGACCCATATTCAAAGCACGAATAGCTGACGGATATAATGAGTTAATGTCAATTGATCCAATCCAGTCATGCAACCCTTTCTTAGGATATGCAACATAGGCACCTGCTGCCTGGTTGTTTGCATCCTCGTCACGCTTGGCACGATTAGGCACAATAAGACCACGGTGGTGGGCTTCATTTACAATGGCCTGTTCAGTCACTGCAACAGCACCCATTGTAGTCTGTAGCAATACAGTACATTCATGTGCTAGTGTGTTGGCTAGGTCTAAGAACTTGAGCTTCTTGTCCAACTTATCCAGTAGTGCAGTATCCTGTCTGTTGTACTCAATGAACTTACGGAAGTCATTGTTGTATAACTGATCGAGTGTACCCTCATAGTGAGTCTTAGTCTCGCCTACCTCCATCTCTCCAATGGCATCCAGTCGATAAGTGTGTCGCTCTTCATATGTGTATTTGCGGTACAGCTCGAGACTGTCCAGATGAACACGACCAACCA